ACAAATTTAGAAGACTCTACAGATAACACTCTTTATACAAAACTTCCAAAGAACAACATATCTTCTGTTGATCTTACAAATGCAAGTTTAACGATTAGAAAATCTTATACAGTCAATATTTTAAATAATCAACTTTCAACAGCAGCAGTTGCCGGATCTAATGAAACCTTCTTGCCTTTTGATGAAGAAAGATATTCACTAATTCGTTCTGATGGATCCACAGAAGTTCTGACTTCTGATAAGTTCTCATTCACATCTGGATCAACTCAACTTCAAATTTATAATCTTGGATCAAATGACACTGGTGCAACATTAGTCACGACACTTACAAAAATAAAACCAAAGGCAAAATCAAAACTCAAAAATAGAGTGAATAGTGTTATTGTAGATAAATCAAAATATAATTATTCGGGAATCGGTGGAACTACAATTAACGATGGATTAACTTTTGGAAAATATCCTTATGGTACCAGAGTTCAAGACGAAAATATATGCTTAAATGTTCCTGATGTGATTGAAATTCATTCAATTTATGAATCATTAGATACAACAGATCCATCAGCACCAACTGCTGTTTTATTCTCAATTACAAGTCCATCCACAACAACTTCTGAGTTGATTATTGGAGAAAAAATCATAGGACAAACAAGTGGTGCAATTGCAATCTGTGCAGAAAAATTAACAAATACTCAAATTTCCTTTATATACAAAAATCAAAATACTTTTAAAGAAGGAGAAACATTAGTATTTGAAGAATCAAATATTCGTGCAATCGTAGTAACATTAAATATTGATAGTTTTAATATTTCTTCAAATTATACATTTTCGACTGGACAAGAAGGGACATTTTATGATTTTGGTGTAATCAATAGAAAATCAGATTCAGATGAACCAACTAAAAGACTAAAAATTTATTTCCAAAGTGGATATTATCAATCTTCAGACGATGGGGATATTACAACAGTAAATTCATACGATACTTTTGATTATAGTAAAGAAATACAAAGTGTGAATGGAATTTCAAATTCAGATATTATTGATATTCGACCAAGAACTTCTTCATATACAGTATCTGAAAACTCCAGATCACCACTAGAATTTTATGGTCGAAATTTTAATGCATCTGGAAATTCTGCAGCAAATGTTCTTGCTTCAGATGAATCTATTCTCACAACTTTTTCTTTCTATTTGGGAAGAATTGATAGAATTTATCTTTCAAAAGATGGTAAATTACAAGTCAAATATGGCAATCCTGCAGAAAGACCAGAAAAACCAGTATCTGTTGATGATGCGATAGAAATTGCTACAGTATTTTTACCAGCATATCTTTATAATGTTTCACAATCTTCCATAGAATTTTTGGATCATAAAAGATATAGAATGGTTGATATCAAACAACTTGAAAATCGTATTAAAAATTTAGAGTATTATACATCTCTTTCACTATTAGAAACAAATACTGCAGGACTTTTTGTTCCTGATTCAAATGGATTGAATAGATTTAAATCTGGATTTTTTGTAGATAATTTTACTTCACTTCTTGCACAAGAAGATGGTGTTTCTTATAAAAATAGTATTGATTTAAGAAATAAGGAATTGAGACCTCAACATTATACAAATTCTGTAGATTTAATTGCAGGACCTGTAATTAATGTTGATCCAAATGCTGATCTTCAATTTTCACCTCCAGAAGGGGTCAATATTAGAAAATCTTCAGACATTATTACTTTAGATTATGCAGAACGTGAATGGTTTAAACAAACCTTTGCAACAAGATCTGAAAGTGTGACCCCATTTTTGGTTAGTTTTTGGCAAGGAACTGTAGAACTTACTCCATCATCTGATACCTGGGTAGACACTACAAGAATCGAAGCAAAAATCATTAACACTGAAGGAAATTATGCAGAAACCCTTGCTACTGCAAGTAGAACTTTAAATGTAGATCCACAGACAGGATTTTCACCAACAATATGGAATTCTTGGGAAACGAATTGGACAGGTCAAGAAGTTACTCAAAACACAAGAGAAAGAACTGAAACTACTACTAGTGGTGGAAGATGGGGTCAAATGGGACTTCGTGGAAATGGTGATTTAACTGGAGGACAATTCATAACCGATACAACGACTACCGTTCTTAGAGATACTCTAAGAGAAGTAAGAGATACTGGAGTTCAGACAAGAACAGGAAATAGAACTATTGTTACTGAGCAATTTGATGCATCATCTGTTGGTGATAGAGTTGTAAGTCGAAATCTCATTTCATTTATGAGGTCAAGAAATATTCAATTCATTTCTAAAAAAATAAAACCACTCACTCAGATGTATGCTTTTTTTGATGGAGTTGATGTCACAAAATATTGTGTTCCAAAACTTTTAGAAATTAATATGATATCTGGTGTCTTTCAAACCGGAGAGACTGTAATTGGATCAATTTCAAATACTGGATTGGGACCAAATAATACAAATACAAACTCAAGAATAACTTTTAGAGTTGCTCAACCAAATCATAAAGAAGGTCCTTACGATGCAGCAGTAACAACTTTTTCGTTGAATCCTTATACAAGTCAAGTTCTTCAAGGAACATATTCATCAACATCAACTATTTTGAATGTTGATACATTTTCACTATCAAATGAACCTCAAGGGCAATTTAGTGGAAGAGTTGAAAGTGGAATGGTTCTTATTGGAGGAACAAGTGGGGCTCAAGCAACAATTACAAATGTAAGGTTGATTTCAGACATATCTGCAACTTTAATTGGAAGTTTTAATGTTCCCAATCCAAATATTAATGTTCATCCAAAATTTGAAACGGGATCTAAAGTTTTTACATTGATAAACAATGATTCAAATGATCAAAATGTAGCAACAACAATTGCCGAAGAAGGATTTACTTCGAGTGGAACTTTAGAAACTGTTCAAGAAAATATTATTTCTGTAAGAAATGCACGAATTGAAAATAAACAAGAATTTGAAGACAGGGCAGTTTCAAGAACAACAGGAACACAAGTTATTTCAACACAAACAGTTTCTCAATCAACCTCACAAAATGTTAATATTGTTTGGTATGATCCATTAGCACAATCATTCTTAGTAGAAGACAGCACAGGAGTATTTTTAACAAGATGTGATGTATTTTTCAGATCAAAAGATGATACTGATATTCCTGTAACTTTTCAAATCAGAACTATGCAAGGGGGATTCCCAACAAGAAAAGTTCTTCCATTTTCTGAGATTATATTAGAACCAAATCAAGTTTCCACATCAGGTGATGGGTCTGTTGCTACTTCATTTGTATTTAAGGCACCAGTATATCTTGAAGGGGGGCAGGAATATTGTGTCTGTATTGCATCAAACTCTACAAAATATAGTGTGTACATTTCTAGAATTGGTGAAAATGATCTTCTAACACAAACATTTATTTCAAATCAACCAACTTTAGGATCTTTATTTAAATCTCAAAATGCCTCTACTTGGGAACCAAGTCAGTGGGAAGATTTAAAGTTCACACTTTACAGAGCTGATTTTATTCAATCTGGATCTGCAGAATTCTATAGTCCAGAACTAACAGAGGGTAACAATCAAATTGCAACTTTACTTCCAGATTCACTAAATCTAAATTCTAGAAAAATTAGAGTGGGATTAGGAACCACAGTACAAGATAGTGGATTAACTCTTGGAAATACTGTTCTCCAGCAGGGAAGTAATGCGACTGGTAATTTTGTTGGTAGTGCAGGAATATCAACAGGAACACTAAGTGTGATTAATGCGGGTATTGGATATACTCCATCATCAGGATCTGCTACTTATAGTTCTGTAACTTTAGACACAATAACTGGGAGTGGTCAAGGAGCAACTGCAAATATAACAATATCAAATGGTTCAGTTGTATCTACTGGAGTTACAATTGCGTCTGGTGGTTCTGGATATCAAGTTGGTGATGTTCTTGGAATTACAACGATTGGAAGTCTTACAATTGGACAAAACGCAAGATTCTCTGTTGGCATTATTACAGCAGTTAATCAATTAATTCTTGATAATGTTCAAGGAGATTTTGTAACTGGTGTTGGTAAAACCATTCAATACATTAATAACTCCGGTCTTACAACAACACTAAATTCCTCTTATGGTGGAAATGTTACAATTTCTACGATTAATGTAGTAAGCGATGGTTTGAGTATTGTAGTGAATCATAAGAATCACGGAATGTATTCAAATACAGATCTTGTGTCTATTTCTGGAGCAATTTCTGATGTAAAACCAACAAAATTAACGTCAGGATATACTTTTGATTCTACATCAGCAATTCTTGTTGATGATTCTTCTACATTCTCAACTTTTGAAAATGTTGGTGTCGGAACAACAAATCCAGGATATCTTTTGATTGGAAATGAAATTATTTCTTATACATCAACTTCTTCTGGTTCAATTGGTGGGCAAATTGTAAGAGGTTCAAATCCAATTAACTATGTAACTGGTACACCAGTTTATAAGTATGAGTTGAGTGGAGTTTCTCTAAGAAGAATTAATAAAACTCACAATTTATCAGATGTAACTGCAGCAGATTCAATTTCTTTTGATTCTTATACAATCAAATTGGACACTTCATCAACTACTGGAATAGCAAGAAGTACTTCATCTGGATATCCAACTCTTTACTTAAATCAAACAAAATCAGCAGGTGGTTATAATATAAAGGCATCTCAAAATATGCCCTTTGAAATCATTACACCAATGATACAGAACGTTACTGTGACCGGAACTTCACTCAGTTCAGAAATCAGAACAATATCTGCATCCAGTATTAGTGGAAATGAAATTCCATTTATTGATACTGGATTTGATAATATTACATTAAATCAAGTAAATTATCTTGATAGTCCGAGAATGATTGCGTCTAAAGTGAATGAGACTCAATACCTCTCTACACTTCCAGGCAATAAGTCAATGAATTTGAGAGTGTTCTTAAACACAATTGATAGTAGATTAAGTCCAGTTATTGATACTCAAAGAGTGAGTGTAATATTAACTTCAAATCGAGTTAATAATGTGATTACAAATTATGCAGAAGATTCGAGAGTCAATAGTATTTTTAGTGATCCAACAGCATTCCAATATCTTTCAAAAGAAATTACTCTTGAAAATCCAGGAACATCGATTAAAATATTACTTAGTGCATATAATAATCTATACTCAGATATTCGTGCATTTTATGCAATCAGTGAAAATCAAAACTTCAATCCAATTTTTGTTCCATTTCCTGGATACGAAAATCTTAATAGTAGAGGACAAATAATTGATATTCAAAATAATAATGGTCATCCAGATACTTTTGTTCCATTAACATCAAATACTGGATTTTCACCGACTGATGTTTCATTTGCCGAATATACATTTACTGCAGATCAATTACCAGCATTTAGATCGTATCGGATCAAAATCATTATGACTTCTACAAGTCAGGTTTATGTTCCAAGATTGAAAGATTTAAGAGTAATTGCATTAGCATAGTATGAAATATGCAAAAGTTGAAGGACATTCTCACCTTTTACGTGATTCAAAGACAAATTCAATTATTAATACAAATATGGTAGAATATCAAGAATATTTAAATAGACGTAATGTAAAAGTAGATGAGAATCAAAAAATACAACATCTAGAATCTGATGTTGCTAATATAAAAAATGATCTTAGTGAAATAAAATCTTTATTAAGGAGTTTAGTCAATGAATCCCGATGAAATTAAACTTGAAAATTTAAGTAAAAATTTTGAATACTTTAAAATAAGCACAGAAATAGATAGTATTAATGATATTGAAACTGCAAAAGATTTTGCAAAATGTTATTGTAAATTGTATTTGAAACAACAAGAGGTTCTTTCATCTTTAGGTTCTATCAAATAATAACTATAGATATAAAGACATTGCTATAAATATTTAAAAAAGAGTAGAAAATAAATGGCACAACCATCATCAAGACAAGGTTTAATAGATTACTGCAAAAGAAAACTTGGAGCACCAGTTCTAGAAATTAACGTTGCAGACGAACAAATTGATGATTTGGTTGATGATGCTCTTCAATTTTTTAATGAAAGACATTTTGATGGAGTAACTCAAATATACTTAAAGTATCAAATTACTCAAGGAGATATTGATCGTGGTAGAGCCCCTGCAGGAAATAGTACAACGGCAGGAATAGTTACTACGACAGCAACAACCAATATAGTTGGAACCGCAACTACTTTTACATATCAAGAAAATAGCAATTATCTACAAATACCACCATCAATTATTGGAATTAATAAAATTTTTAAATTTGATGGTTCTAATACTGCTACAAATAATATGTTCAGTGTAAAATATCAATTATTTTTGAATGATATTTACTACTGGGGTTCAACTGAACTTTTATCATATGCGATGGTAAAAACTTATTTGGAAGATATTGATTTTCTTCTCAATACAGAAAAACAAATAAGATTCAATCAGAGGATGGATAGATTATATTTGGATATTGATTGGGCAAGTGTAAATGTTGGAGATTATTTGGTAATTGATTGTTGGAGACTTCTTGATCCAAATGATTTTTCAAGAGTTTGGAATGATTCATTCTTAAAACCATATTTAACATCACTTATCAAACGCCAATGGGGACAAAATTTAATAAAATTTCAAGGTCTCAAACTGCCCGGTGGTGTTGAATTGAATGGTAGACAAATTTATGACGATGCTCAAAAAGAAATTGATGTAATTATGGAAAAAATGTCAAATACTTATGAGTTGCCTCCTTTCGATATGATAGGATAATCAGATGCTAAATCCATTTTTTCTACAAGGATCTGCAAGTGAAAAAAATTTAATGCAAGATTTGATTAATGAATCAATTCAAATTTATGGTGTTGAGGTTCATTATTTGCCCAGAAAATATATTACAGAAAAAACAGTCTTAAGAGAAGTTATTGAATCAGTTTTTGATAATGCATATCCAATTGAAGCATACATTAGTAGTTATGATGGATATGGAGATAATCCTACAATACTTTCTAAATTTGGAATTCAAAATTTAAATGAATTGACTTTAGAAATTTCCAGAGAAAGATTTGAAACTTACATTTCACCACTAATAAAAAATTTGAGCAATATCAAATTATCAAATCGACCTAAAGAAGGAGATCTGATATATTTCCCTCTTGGAGATCGTTTATTTGAAATCAAGTATGTAGAGCACGAAAAACCATTTTATCAATTGCAAGGCAAATATACATATCAATTGACCTGCGAACTCTTTCAATATGAGGATGAGGTTATTGATACTGGAATTGGTGAAATTGATGACACTATTGGAGGATCTGATAATAATGATCTAGATAATTCTTTCGTTCCTCTTGGTCCAATTCAAACACTAACTCTTGTTGGAACTGGAGTAACTGCGACTGCAATAACAAACATTGTGTCTGGAGGAATTCGATTCTTTACTGTTACAAATAGAGGAGGTGGTTATTCAAGTGCTCCTAGAGTTGCAATATCATCTGCACCATCAGGAGGAATGACTGGTATTGGGTCTGCAACAATGATTGGAGGGATTGTTGTCTGTACCGATAATACAAATCCAAATTTAAAATCCGTTCAATCCGTTGAGGTTATCAATTCTGGTTTTGGTTATACAGTAACACCAGGAGTTGCATTTTTTGGAGATGGTGCAGGAGCAGCAGCAACTTGTACGATTGGTAGTGGTGTAGTTGGCATTATTACCATTACAAGTGGTGGTTCTGGATATGTGGACACACCCACGATTACATTTACTGGTATTTCAACCGTCTCTGCTGCTGCAACTGCCGTAGTAAGTTCTGCAGGAACGATTACTCAAATTCGCATCATAAATGCAGGATTGGGATACACATTATCTCCTACCATTACAATTGGAAATCCATCATTAACTTCTACTGGAAACTTTATTTTTAATGAGGTTGTTGTTGGGTCTGCAAGTTCAACTACAGCACGAGTAAAATCTTGGAATTCTATAACAAATATACTTGAAGTATCAAATGTCACTGGTGCATTTGAAGTTGGGGAAAATATTGTAGGTGCTGCCTCAAGTGCTTCCCACGAACTTCGTTTGATTAATGTTTACCCACCAGATAATGGTTATTCTTCAAATGAAGAAATAGAGAATGAAGCAGACCAAATTATAGATTTTAGTGAAAGAAATCCGTTTGGTACTCCATAAATTATCAGATGGTTAAATAGTACTATATGTTACTTATCATATGTTTGAGTATTTTTACCACCAAATCTTAAGAAAAACTGTTATTGCATTTGGTTCTCTCTTTAATGATATTACAATTAAACACACAAATTCTGCAGATGAGATTGTAAGTGTTATAAAAGTTCCTCTTGCATATGGACCAACGCAAAAGTTTTTGGCAAGATTAGAGCAGTCTCCAGATTTAAGCAATCCAATTCAAATTACATTACCAAGAATGTCTTTTGAGTTTACTGGATTGACATATGATACTGCAAGAAAATTAACTACGACACAAACATTTTTATCAAAATCCGTTACTGACGGAACTGAAACTAAAAAAACTTATATGCCAGTTCCATATAATTTACAATTTGAACTGTCTATAATGTCAAAGTTGAATGATGATGCTCTTCAAATCATCGAACAAATTCTACCATATTTTCAACCATCATATAATCTTACAGTTGAACTTGTTGATGAAATTAATGAAAAAAGAGACATTCCAATTATTCTTGAAAATGTTACGATGCAAGATGAGTATGAGGGAAATTTTGATAAAAGAAGAGTCTTAATTTATACTTTGAGATTTACTGCAAAGTTATATCTTTTTGGACCAACTTCAACAGTAACAAAAGATATTGTCAAGAAAGTATCCATCAATTACATTACTGGAGATACTACAAATACTCCCAAGAGGGAAGTTGTATATTCTGCAGAACCGAGAGCTATCAAAAATTATACTGGTACTGTGATTACAAATATTGCAAATGATATTACAACCGAAGATGTTTTGATTACTGTAAATAATGCATCTTCTATTTCTGTAAATACATATCTCGATATTGAGGGTGAAGAAGTATATGTAAAATTGAAATCTGGTAATGTTCTTACTGTGGAAAGAGGAAGAGATGATACAACAATTACATCTCATCTTGCTGGTGCTCAGGTTAAATCAATCACAAGTGCCGATGATTTACTAATAGAAGAGGGGGATGATTTTGGATTTAGTGGATCTACAACGTCACCATAATGACAGAGAAGAATGAATCAAAAAAATTTGATAAATTAAATGAAACTTTTAATGTTTCGGGAGAGGTAGTGGAAACTGAAATTATAAAAGAAACTCACGAAAATAAAATTGGTGAGATTTCGAATTCAATTCAAGATATTAAAAAAGATTATGAATATACAAGAGGGAATTTATATTCTTTGATTGAGAAGGGTCAGGAAGCAATTAATGGAATTCTTCAGTTAGCTCAAGAAAGTGAGATGCCTCGTGCATATGAAGTTGCCGGACAATTAATTAAGAATGTTGCAGATGCAACCGATAAATTAATGGATCTACAAAAGAAACTCAAAAATATTGAGGAAGACAAACAACCTCGTGGACCAACAAACGTCACAAATGCATTATTTGTGGGGTCAACAGCAGAATTGGCAAAACTTTTAAAAAAACAATCTACTGAAGAAAATGTTTAAGAGTTTAAAAAAAACTCATAATAAATATAAAAAAGGATATTGATCAATAAATGGACGCATATAAAAAGTTTACTCATAAAACTCCACATCTAAAAGGAAAACAACATCAGTTGGATCCTAATTTAGATTTAAAACAGTTGGTTCACCATGCAACAGTTCAATATGTTGATCGTGATGCTGATGGGGATGTTGATGTTTATGATAATCCAAAGAAAAAAATCCCAGATGAAAATGTTTCTAGTGCGCAAAAAGCACAAGAGTATTCTAATAAATTAATTGCAAAACAAAAAGGTGAAATTAAGCACACCAAAAGAGGTATGGCATATGAAGATGCTGTGAATGAAGAACCTAGAATTGCAAGAAAACCTGGGCAACCAACAAATTCTAAAAAACACTCTGACCTTTATACCGATGAAAATCCTAAAGGTACTATTGGTGGATTAGGGTTTAAAGATGTTGCAACAGCAAAACAATCAGTTTCTAAAATTAAAGACTCTGGAAAAACCCATGCACATAAAATTCAGGCAGCAATTGCTATGGAACAAAGAGCAAAAGTAATGGGTAAAAGTTCAGAAGCAGCAGTTTTTAGAAGTTTTATTAATTCTATGAAAGAAAAAACATCAGAAGAAGTAGAAACATCTTTAGTTGAAAAAATACTTGGTGAAGAAAATTGTGGTAAAGGAATGTATTGGTGTAATACAAATAAAGAATGTAAACCTCTACCAAAAGGGTTTGATGTTCCTGGACAAAAAATTAAACCAACTGAGGTTGGTATTGGGAAACCAGTAGAAGGGTCTTGTAGTAAAACAAAAAAAGGAAAAGATTGCCCTGTACACGGAAAGATGGATTGTTCGATGAAAGAATCAAAAGATCACGAATATTCAATGGCTCGTTCTGAACTCTCTATAATATCAAATGCTCTAAAGAGATTGCAGAAAAAAATGAGTAAGGGAGAAGGAAATGTTGAGGCATGGGTCCAATCAAAAATTACAAAGGCAGCAGATTATCTTGATTCTGCGGCAGATTATATTGATAGTGGTGAAATGGATGAAGCAGCAAATCCTGCTCAACAAGCAGCAATTGCAATTAATATGAAAAAGAAAGGTATAAAACCAAAATCAGAAGTTGATGAAGCATGTTGGGTTGGATATAAACAAGAAGGGTTAAAGAAAAAAGGAAAGAAAATGGTTCCAAATTGTGTTCCAGAAGAAACAGAAATTCAAGAGGCATCAAAGTCAGGAGATGCTTCTCTTCACGATTGGTTTGCAAAAAGCAAATCTTCTGATGGAAAACCTGGATGGGTCCAGTTAGGAGGAAAATATGCAGGAAAACCTTGTGCAAAACAACCAGGGCAAACTACTAAACCAAAATGTGGTAGTTCAAAAATGGCAGCAGAAATGTCTCCAGAAGAAGAGGAAAGGGCAGCAGAAAGAAAAAGAAGAGAAGATCCAAATCCAGATAGAAAAGGTAAGGCAATAAATGTT